TACAACCCACTTCCCTGCCTTTTCTTCATCTGGAGGTGTTTTTGTGTAGATTGGATATTCTGAGTAATCTTGTTTTCCTGCATACCATACAATCTGTTGAGGGTTTGGAATTGCTCCAAGTTTTACGACCTTAAGATTTTTATCCATCTCAAGAAGATCTTTTGATTTTACTGGTTTCATTCTTCTTTCTCTTTTTTAAGAAATTTACGACACTTTTTGACTTCTTTCAGTTCATCTTTAATCATTTGATATGCGTCTTCAGCACTAATACGTTTGGACATTTCCATTGCAGTGATGATTTCAACTCTTGTTCCAAAATGCTTTAATGCCTCATCAAAACAAGACAGTTCTTCGTACATTATGGTTCCTCGTAATAATCGGGTTCGTAACTTTTATCTTCCTTCATTCCAGAAATAAGTTCATCAAGTGTAACTACATTAGTTTCCTCACCAATCTCAATTTTGAGAAGATTAACTAATATTTCCATGTTAGAAACAATAAGTTTTACTTTTTTTACGTCCATAAAATCAATCCACTATATCCATTTTACACAAAAAAAGGAGGATAGTCAATCCCCCCCTTAAAGTTTATTTTAAAGTAAGTTTATTTCACTTAATGTAAGAACGACCACGATAACAGAATGTACCGTGAGTTTCTTTCGATTCTACACAACGTGTATCATAATCAACACCACGATAAGCGGTGTGAGTAATCTGTGCGTCATGTAGTGCAGATGCTTTATTGATCTGCTTCTTGATGATGTTAAGTGTGTTCATTTTTTACTCCTAAAGAAATGGGTTTGTTAAAACGCCGTTCCTTCAGTCGTTTGCGTCCCATATACACTCAGGTACAGATTCCTTTACGGTCTCTACCAACTCAAGTTTGAAAGCATTAGAGATATTCTCGTTTGCTCTCATCCTCAGCATAATAGCATCAGCTTGAGCACATGTGAGTGATGAATAGAATAATAGTTCTAACATGGAATCAACGGAACCGTTGCGCGACTTACTTGCGTCCTGTAGCGTCTTTCTATGCTATGAGCATAGCGACTACCACTTGGATGAACGATAGGTCTATTATAGACCCTATACTGTATTTAGTCAAGAGATTTCTGAAAATCCCTACAGACCAAAAAATTGCCGGGATTTTTATCGACCAAAAATGGAACTAAAAGTCAATTTTAGTTTTGGGTCCCTTCCTCAACGAGTTTGGTTACATAGTTTTCAGTACCATCCATAACTTTAATGTCATAGATTGGTGTTTTCATATACTTCTTAATTTTTTTATACTTTTTTAAAAGTACGTCAACTTCATCTTGATTGATATCAATTTTCAGTTCAACTTTTTCCTTACCGAATCCTTCACTCATCTTTTTTTCTTATCTTCTGGTGCTTTGTATCCCCAAAGTTTTGGGTTAATCCTTCCTTGAGACTGAGTAATGTTAATTAAATCTTTCTTATACTTGTCCCAATACTCATCAAAAATTTCTACTTGTTTTTGACATGTTACAATATCAAAATGTGTAGATCCGTCTTGAAGATACTCAACAAGAAATGCATTAGTTGGTAATGATTTATCTTCAGAGATACTTGGATCACAATCTGATTGAATTATCCTAATACCTTTTGACATAAAATTAAACTCCCCACTTAATATCAGGGTATGCTTCTTTCACATTTTCAAAGGTAATATTATACACATCAGTCAGTGCTTTATCTTTTGTGAGTATTAGAATTTCTGCTTCTTTTGGATGAAGTCCTTGAAGAATGTTAATAAACATTGTTTCACGACGAATAGAAGACAGAGAAGGATTTCCGTAACGATTTCCTTTTCGGATAAAGTTATACAATTTATTACACTCTGACCTGAGAGAAGTTTTACCTGTTCTCATGTCTTCTTCTGCACCATTATAAGAAATGGAACGGTCTCCAGTTAGTTTACTATTTACACTTGAACTTAAAGTTCCTCCAGTAGAAGTCATTTCACGAATGTCTGCAAAAGGAACTTCTCCTTCAGGTAAAAGCGAAACAATACTATCGTCAAAGTTCCACATAACAATAGAAATCATAGCATCATTACGATACTCTTTAAGAACTTCTACTTTTTTTGCTTTACTTCTTTGTTTTGATGCAAGCTCAAGAATTTCATACTGAAAGCAATTCCTATCTAATTTTGGAAGAGGAGTTGCTTTCCTTGTATTAGTTTTTTTAGTCGTCGTCTTCGTGTTTGTCGTAGTCATTTTCATTTTCAAATCTTACAGCGATTACTTCATCTGGAATAATGTTACCATCATTATCAAAAAATTCAGGATGAAGATTAATTGGTTGGTTTTCTAAGAATGTTCTATATGCTATCCATCCTACTATACCACCGACAACAAAGAATAGCAATGTCATCATTATAGAAATGGTGAGTATGAATGCTTGTTCCATTTTTTTTCTCCGAGAGTTACTTTCTACTATAAAATGCTCCCGAAAGGAACATCTAAAAACTGAACGTTTTCTTAGTGCTCCTCCATTCTATCATTATTTAGTGTAATTAAACTAAATTATTTTCTCGAAGATAAGATACAGTTTCAGTACAACCACCAAGATGAGTTTTGTTCAATACAACTTGAGGAAATGTTGAACCTTGTCCAAACTTATCATAAAATTCAGTTCTTGTGTAGTCTTCATTCAACTTATACACAACATGTTTTTGTTCTGATAGTTCAAGGACTCTCTGAACTTTAGTACAAAAAGGACACCCATCTTTAGAATAAACTACAAAAGTCATAAACAATACCAAATAAGTCCTACGTTTATAAGTAAGGAAAGAACTATAAAAACTTTAAGTTTCTTTTTTCCTTCGTCAGTTTCTTCACCAGTAATCTGTAATGCCATCTTATCTCTAACAGCATTAACACGATCATCATCATACTGCTTAAATGCTCCTCGCTTTTCTACCTTCTTATAGTAGTGAAGAGCATTTAAAATAATTGTATAATCTTCAAATGATAAGAGAAATCTATTCATCCATTTTCAGTTTCTTACGTAACTCTCTCTCCATTTTAGCATACTTTCGATTCATCATCCAGTTTGTAATCGGATTTCTTGGATGAAGTTTTGCCATCATGTAATACCTCTGTATATTTACTCGGATGACTTGAAATTGTAAACTGAGGTATTTTACTACATTATCATCAATAATGATTAAGTATGCGACGATTGCAAAAATAGTAAGTAAAGTAAAATTAACTGGGTTCATGAGTTTTGAGTCCTCTTAAAACATACTGAGTTGAACCAACCCATTTTATATAGAAGTTTAATTTTTGTATGTTGAGAATGAACTTTCACTTTTTCGATTGTGTATTCTTTTCCAATAACTAATAATGATCTTGGGTCATCATTACTTCCCCACCTGATTTGTTCTTTCGAACATCCTATGTACTCTACTACATCATCCTTTTTCATTATTTTTTTTCTCTCTTTTCATCTTAAAGTAAAGTTTATAGTATGGTTTTTTCATTTCATTTATAGTATTCATATCTTCCTCAAATCCCATGTATTTACAGAGTTGATATGATCCTTCTAACTCACTAATCAATCTTAGTATGTTTGCAGGATGCCTTTCAAGACCACCAAATTCATACTTTGAAGTCATACAAACATTCCTTGTTCATTCATATACTGAAGTGCTTCCTTCATACTACCAATGTGATGATATCCGATTGCAACCTGAGGATATGTTGCATTTGTTCCAAACTCTGCCTCAAATGCCTTATCATCAAAGTCAACACCTAAAACATATTCATGAAAGTCATCACCAAGAGATTTAAGAAGAGATATCATTCTCTCACACTCTTGACTTCCGTTGCTGTAAATTACTGCTTGCATTTTTACTCCTTTATAACAATGCTTCATCAATATGGGAAATTAAATCATCTGTATTATTCATAGGACATCTCCAAGTGTCATCACAATGAGGATGGATTTCCCAGTAAGGTTCTCCCATAAATCCAAGTGAATCATAGCAATCAAGATATACAGATATTTTTTCATTAACTATAAATCTCACCATAGCACCACCAAAAGGAGGAATTATCTTAACATTCCAAGATGAAGGAAACTGTAACTCTGGGATTTCTTCACACCATCTACGCCACTCTTCACGTTTTTCTACATTGTACCGATCTTTAAGTGAGTCTAAATTAATCACGTTGCCTCCTCTTTACTTCTTCAGATTTTTCAAAATAAGCAGAAATGTGAATGTCATCATGTGCATCAGGTAAACTACCTCCTCTACCTAAACGAGTTTTCATTCTGGATAGTTTATCAACAGGTAATTCTATGACATCAGGATCATTGAGAATTTCTGACAATTTAGATTTCTCATTTATAGAATGAGGATGTCTTAATGGATACCTGTTAGGAACATTGCGATTAGTTCTAGTCACGTTGCCTCCAGTCATCAGGTTTGTCTTGCTGGAACCATTCTAGCACATCATCGGCGGATGTAAACCCTGTTTTGTGATTGGATGGGTCCGGGTCTCCCAAACCTAATCTATTCAGAAAATCATCCATACTACCTTCCTCAATGTTTTGCGAAGATTGTCTTCTTGCCTTTTTCAACATTTCATAAGCAGATGTATTTGACTTGGCAATCTTATTTGCCCAAATCATATCGGACAACTTTACTTCTTCACCAGCAACAATACATTTACAAATAAACTCTAACCGAAGACGGTAGTTTGTAGACAGCATATTATTTTTTTTCCTCTGATGTATTTATTTCCATCGAAGTCTTTCGACATATCCAAGAACATCTTTCCTTACTCCCATCAATTCATTATAACATTTTTGATTATGAGC